TACTGCACCGGATCCAGAGAGCCAATCCGAAGATATTTAAGGATATGGACAATGCCGGGATGGAATCCGACCTCCTGATGAAGAACTGGGATACATATGCTGTGACAGCAGAATCTGCGAAAGGTCAGTGTATTATTAGTATCATCAGCACTGGCTTGGGGAAGAAATGCCAGGATCAGTACATGGAAGACCAGATACGAGCGTATATTCCAATCATTGAAAAAGCCTACGGAACCATGCCAGATAGTGCCATGATGGAATGTATCAATATCCTACATCAGGGTGGCTTTGATGCGCTGAAGAGAATCTTATCTAAGACTCCAGAACCGTACACCGCAGACAAGATTTATACAACACTGTGTCAGGATCCTGCAGACCCGACTCCGAATCAGGTAGGAGATTACGCAGACAGGCAGAAAGCTGTCATAAACATGATCCATACATATGCTGATAGCATAGATAAGGAAGAAGGTGTTGAAATGACAAAGACAGAAAAAGCAATAAGACAGATGGAAACATGGGCGAAAGATGACTCTCATGGCTACGATCAGGACTACCGCTGGGGAGAAAAAGGAGATTACGACTGTTCTTCTGCTGTGATCCAGGCATGGCAGAACGCCGGAGTTCCGGTTAAGTCTGGTGGTGCTACATACACCGGAGATATGAAAAATGTGTTCCTAAAGAACGGATTCAAAGATATTACCGCCTCTGTCAACAGAAGAACCGGAACAGGGTTAAAGCGTGGCGATGTGCTGCTGAATGAAGCTCATCATGTTGCGATGTATTGTGGAGCTGGTAAAGAGGTAGAAGCCTCGATCAACGAAAAAGGCACCGCACATGGCGGACAGCCGGGAGATCAGACCGGAAAAGAGTTTCTGATTCGCAGCTATAGAAATTACCCGTGGAATTGCATCTTACGCTATACCGGAGATCAGACTGTCACATCTAATGCAGAGAAGAAACAGAACACAGTAGCTTATGTAGCCAGATTCACAAAGGATTGCAAATGCTACAGTGCAGCCGGCAAGACTCAGGCGAAAATGTTCCCGGTGATTAAAAAGAATGCGGTTGTAGATGTGATGAAATACACCGAAACCGTAAAAGGCAAGAAGTGGTACTTCATCCGGATCCCGCATCCGACAGAAGGGTTTGTTTTTGAATTTGTTCCGGCAGGGTATTTCAAAAAGCTTGTTTAA